CTTCGGAAAAACCTTGATTCATCACTTCTTCCAAGGTTTTCCCTACAAAACCATGATATGTGTTTCCATGGATACACACCATTGGTCTGTAGTAAAGTCCGTCAATTTTTCTTAATTCTGTTTTCATCTTTCCCTCCTTCCCGGCTAGGCCGGTGGTTAAATATAAATCCCCTCATTATTTTGCTCTATACTTTATGCAGTCAAGATTTGTGCCAAGTCGATAAAAAATAACAAAAAAGTTTGTAAATGTACGATATCACAGGCAATAAAAATTATCAGGAGATAAGAGCGGATACGCCAAAACAAGCCAAAAACGTACAAAAAACTGTAGAAAACTCAGGACATTGGATTTTATGAGGATAAAGTGCTAAAATCATCACTAATATCAAAATAGGCTAAATCCAAAAAATTGGACTCTGCCCAGGCCGGAAATAACAAAATTGTAATAAGTCACCTACAAAATTGTAACAAGTTGGTAAGTCGCGGAAATTAAAGAAAATAAAAATTACAATTTTGTAAGAAATATATTGACAAACAATTACGGAGGTGGTATGTAATAGACGTAGATATTATCATAGTATGGTTTCCCGCGTGCCCGGCGCGAAATCCGGGCAAACTTCATATCAGGGAGCGCGACCCATAAATAGACGGAGCACACGAGATGATATATCCTCTGCACCCACAATATCCCCAAGCCCGCATCCTATCCTAGGAAAATAATTATGCAACGTAAAAAAATAGACTGGGAAGCGATTGAACGAGAATATCGAGCAGGTTCCCTGTCTGTTTCCGAAATAGCTAAGCAAAACGGGATATCTCACCAGGCTATATTTCAAAAAGCCAAAAAGCTCGGATGGAAAAGAGACCTGTCAAAAGATGTTCGCAAAAGGATTAACCAGAAATTAATTGCGGATTCGGTTGCAACCTGCAACGCAAGCGACGAGGAAATTGCGGAAGCGGCAGCAGACAGAGGGGCACAACTTGTTAAGCTCCACCGCAAGGACATTGCAAATCTGCAAGCGGAGGAACAAAAAATATTAAAAGAATTAGGGGACACGCCGAAAAAGTTATGGATCGGTCAATATCAGGGCCAGGTTGTCAAAGAGGAGGTTGGCATTCCCGTTACCGAACGGGCCTCGGCGTTGCAAGCGCTCGCGCAGGTGCAACATAAACGGATTGCATTAGAGCGCCAGGCGTACAATCTGGACGAGGGTAATCCGGGCGATCCGATTGAAAAAATTGTGCTCGAATTTGTTGCGGCTAAAAACGAGGGTAGCGAATGATAATCGCAGCCCAGTTCCCCGGAAAACTGAGATTTTTATTCCGGCCAGCGCGATACAAGGTCGCCCGGGGCGGTCGCGGGTCTGCAAAATCCTGGAGTTTTGCAAGGGCGTTACTCCTGATGGGAGCCGAGCGCAAACTGCGGATTTTATGCGTGAGAGAGGTCCAACTTTCAATCAAACAATCGGTACATAAACTGCTGAAAGACCAAATCGACTTGCTCGGATTGAGTTCCGAATACCAAGTACTCGAAACAGAAATCAGGGGCAGGAATGGCACCGAATTTACTTTTACCGGCCTGTCAACGCTGACGGTTGACACGATAAAGAGTTTTGAAGGTCATGATTATTGTTGGGTAGAAGAAGGACAGACCATTTCACAACAATCCTGGAGAATTTTGATACCTACGATCCGCAAGGACGGTTCGGAAATATGGATATCATACAATCCCGCTTTGGAATCCGACGAAACACACCAGCGATTTACGGTAAATCCTCCGCCGGATTGCGTCAATGTTGAAATAAATTGGCGCGACAACCCGTTTTTTAATGACGTTTTGGACAGGGAGCGCCGACATTGTTTAGCCTATGACCCCGACAATTATGATAATATTTGGGAGGGTAAATGTAAACCGGCGGTCGAAGGCGCGATTTATTTCAAAGAGATTCGGGCGATTGAGGCTGAAGGGCGAATCCGGAGCGTACCGTATGACCCGATGTTGAGGGTTCATTTGGTTTATGATCTGGGGTGGGACGACAGCCTGGGGGTGTCATTGGTACAGCGCATGGCGTCCGAAATCCGGGTGATTGAATATATTGAGGTGTCTCACACTAAACTCGATGTGCTGTCAAACGAGATAAAATCAAGGGGTTATAACTGGGGAAGGGTTTGGTTGCCGCATGACGGGTTTGCCGGGAGTCTCAATTCGGGTGGTAAAAGCACGTACGATATTTTAAAAGCCCTGGGGTGGGATTGCGCGAGTCGGGAGGAAATCGTTGAGACGAACGTTGAGGAAGGTATCAGGTATACTCGGCTGCAATTGCGACGGTTTTATTTTGACAAAGACAAGACCTACGCGACAGAAAAACCAAAATCCGGCAATCCTGATTTAAAGCACACAGACCGGTCACACCGACTCATTGAGAGTGCAAAAAGGTATCGTCGGCACATAAACCGTCAAACAGAAGCAGCCATGACGCCGGTAAAAGACGATAACACTCACGGCGCTGATAATATTAGATACATCGCCCTGAACTCCGACAAAATGCACAACTCCACTATTGGTGCATATACCCCAACCCGAACCGTGAGGGCAAGACGCGCATGAAGAAAATAACCAAGGACGAACTTTTAAAAAAGGCCAATTCGTGGGTTTGGGAATCGCAATGGGCAGCCCGTGAGTGGAGGGCTGAATCGTGGCGCGACTATGAAATGTACGATGGCGGAGAAGCCCAATGGAGTCAAGAGGACTACGCTAAGGCTCAGGAGGCCGGGATAGACCCGATTACGATCAACCGGACATTCCCGACCTGCAACATGCTGATGGGGTCGCAGGCCGTCAACCGGTTTGAGGTCATCGCAAAAGGCAGAACGCAAAAAGACGGAGAAATATCCCAGGTTGTAACCGAGGGAATCAAGTTTGTAATGGATCAGTACGACGGGGAATTTCTGATATCTCAAGCGTTTTCGAATGCGATTATCCCCGGTTTCGGGTGTTTGTCTCCTGGGTTAAACCCGGACCCGCGGTACGAAAAATTATCAATCAAGCAAAAACCCTGGACGGAAGTATGGTGGGACCCGTTTTCAAGCCCGTGGTGGCACCCGCAGAGAACCCGATATGTGTATCATCACCCGTGGGTTGACCTGGAAGATTTTAAATCCATATTTCCGGAAAAAGCCAAGGATATCGACGACGCGTATAATGAAATAAGCGGGGAGCACCGGGAACACGGCTATTCGACGCTGATGGACGAAGCCCAGCAGATCGAGGAAAAGATAAGAAGCCTCTCCGGATCGGATTGGGTTGATACACAGCGAAAGCGTATCAGGCCGGTTGAAATGTGGTACCCGGTCAACGAATTGTGCCTGTTCGCCCTGTATCCTGATGGCCGGTGTTACGAGATTAAACAAAACATGGGTCCTCATGCGGCATATCAGGCTATTGTTGGAAGCCAACAGGTCTTAAAGGCTATCGTCAAGAAAATGCGGGTTTTGACGTTTTTTGGGGAAAACCTGGTCTTACAGGACGACCCGACACCTCACGGACACGATCAATACCCGCTCGTCCCGTTTGTTGGATACATCGACAGGTATGGGATGCCCTACGGGGTTCCGAGGCAGATTAGAGGACAGAACGAAGAAACGAATAAGCGCCGGTCAATGTATCTTGCCATGCTTCAGAAACGAAGGGTCACTGCCGAGAAAGGGGTTGTCCCGAACGGCGATAAGGACGCTTTGGATGCCCTCTATGAAGAAGCGAATAAACTCGACGGGTTTATGGTGATCGAAGACGGAAAGATGGACGGATTTAAAATTGAAGAGCTTTCACATCTGTCAGATTTTCAAATGAGGCTGATGCAACAGTCTGAAATGGAGATCAGGGAAATCTCAGGGGCCAACTCATCAGCCCTTGGCTATGACCAGGCCAGTCAATCAGGTGTCGCAAAACAACTGGATATTCAAAGATCTAACGTCACCACCGCGACCCTGTTTGATAATCTCAGACGGTCAATGAAAATACTGGGAGATCAGACCATATCAAACATTCAGTCATACTGGACATACGAAAAAGTTTTAAGAGTAACCGACCGCCTGACCGGGGCCGAAAGGTTTGTTAAGGTAAATGAGGTTTTGGACGGCGGTATCGAGGTTAAAAACAACATCACCCAGGGTAAGTTTGATTGTGTGGTTTCAGAGTCCCCGGTTTCCGATACGGTAAGAGAAAAGAACATGGATCTACTCTATGCCGCCATTGAGAAGTCGCCACCGGAAGCCGTTCCTACACTACTGATGGCCGCATTTGAGATGTCGGACTTACCGAACAAGGAAATCCTGATTGAAAAGTTAAAGCCGGTAATGGGTATTGACCCGGAGGACGAAAGCACCAGCCCGGAAGAAGCAAAACAGAGAGTGCTTGAAGAATTACAGGCGCAGAAAGAGCAGCAGGCGCTTATAAGCCAAATTGAGCAGGAGGGGCTTAAGACCAAGCTACAGGAAGCCAAACTGAAAAATATCGAGTTAGAAGCCAAGATAAACAAACTACTGGTTGATACCCAAAAAGTCGTTGTTGATACCGAGATCGCGGCTGACCAGCACGATATTGATAAAGAAATGACCCACATTGACGCATTTGGAAAAGGTATTGACATGGCCCAAAAGGTTGCCGGCGGGAACGGCGGAAAACAACAGGCGGCCGGACATGCCTAAAGTCTTACTAATAGCCCTATACGATTTCTTCTCCCAAGGCGTCCGGGGTCTTCATGGGTTTCTGGATAAAAAGGGTTATGATGTCCACTCGATGTATTTTAAAAACACGACCTACACCGAGGGGTTGTATAGACCCGAAGAAATGGCCGCAGCTATCGGGAAGATTAAGGAAATCAGGCCCGATTACGTTGCCATAGCGGTAAGGTCGCCCATATTTCAGGTGTTCGTTGATTTTTGCGATCATATTCGGATGCACATTCCAAAAGCAAAGATCATCGCCGGCGGAGCTCATGCGACGGCTGACCCAAAAAGCTGCCTGAAACACGCCGATTATGTCGTTGTTGGTGATGGTGAATATCTGATGTTGGATATATTGGGCGGGACTATGCCGGAAACAGCTTTATCCCCGGCCCCGTTTGACGACCTGGACACCCTGCCGTTTCAGCACTACGGCGGGAATACATACATGCTTTCGACCCCGGCCGGTGACGGTGCCAAGCGGTCCGTATATACATCAAGGGGTTGCTTTTTTGCCTGTTCGTACTGCCAGGAGTCAATTTTAAGACGCAAGCCGGTCCGCAAGTCGGTGAAATATTTCAAAGAGGAAGTCAAGTTTTTCATGAAGACCTTTCCGCAGGCGCGAATATTCACCATATCCGACTCGGTTTTCACATACGACACCGATTGGCTGGAAGAATTTGCCAAAGAGTTTAGCGAGTTCGGAAACGCGGGGTTTCGTTTCTGGTGCTCCACCCACGCGAACCTGCTTAATGATGATAAGATCGACATGCTTAAACGGGCCGGGGTTGATGCTATCAGGATCGGGGTTCAGAGCGCAAATGAGCATATCCGCAAGGACATTTTCAACAGGAGCGAATCGCTACAGGATGTTTTAAACGTGGCATACAAGATCCATTCGCGCAACATTGTGGGGCATTACGATTTTATTATTGAAAACCCCTACGACACCACCGAGTCATTACGGGACACCCGGAATTTTATAAGAAAGCTGCCCCAATCGGCCATAACAAACAAATTTGAGATGCGCTACTGGCCGGGGACAAAATTAACGGACATGGCCCTAAAGGATGGACATATTAACCCGGAAGATGTTTCCGGACAGTTTATGCGGTTCGGAAACTGGACTTACACTTATCAGGTGATTGGATAATGGACAGAACCTCAGAGGCACAATTCGAGCGAAAAGCGGAAAAGATGCTGGCCGGACACCGCCAAGCACCCAACGGAAGGAACGTATTCGCTTTTAAAATGCGATACCTTGACGACAAGACCTACAAGGAAAAGTTTGACGATACATTCCCAGGGGCTCCCGGGTCGAAGGAATGGTTTGATAGGAAGTTTGGGGGAAATAATTGAAATTCGCATTGATCGGCGCAGCCGGCTATATCGCACCAAAGCACATCCAGGCAATCAGGGACGTCGGCGGGGATCTGGTTGCGGCCCTTGACCCGCACGATTCGGTTGGACGATTGGATCAATACTTTCCCGAATGTCAGTACTTCAGGGAAACCGAGAGGTTTGACCGCTGGCTTTCAAAGAACCCGGTGGATTATGTGTCGATATGTTCCCCGAACTATCTGCATGATGCTCATGCCCTGCTGGCGCTGCGGTCCGGGGCTGATGTGATTTGTGAAAAACCACTGGTCTGCCACGAAAGGAACCTTGATAACCTATCGGATTGGGAACTGAAAACGGATAAAAAGGTAAACGTGGTGCTTCAATGCCGGCTTCACCCGGAAGCGATCCGAGCAAAGAATCAGTTTTCAGAAGGTGTTTACGCCCTGAAGGTCGATTATCGGACGCCGAGGGGGGCATGGTACGCTCAGTCGTGGAAGGGCGACGTTGAAAAGTCCGGTGGGCTGACAACGAACATCGGAATTCACCTGTTTGACCTGTCAATATGGCTGTTTGGGCCTTGGATTCAGTGGCAGGTTGACACAATGACACAAGACGAGGCTGCCGGGTCGCTGATGCTGGACAGGGCCGAGATGAACTGGAACCTATCATTAAAGCAGGGTGTTCCTAAAAGGGTGTTTAGGGTCAACGATATTGATATTGACCTGACCAACGGGTTTCAGGAGCTTCACACAGAAACATACAGACGGGTTTTGGACGGCAACGGGTTCGGGATTGAAGATATCCGACCGGCGACAAGGATTGTGGAGGCGATAAGAGATGCCTGTAATTAACACAGAAGGTTTTGAGGGCTGTCATTATCACCACATGGACCTGATTAACCTTTATGAGTGCGAGATCGGGGAGGGGACAAAGATCGGCACATTTGTTGAGATCGGAAGGGGGGTTAAGATCGGAAGGAATTGTAAAATTCAATCGTTTGCGTTCATACCGGAAGGGGTTGTTATCGGAGATAACGTTTTTATCGGGCCTCATGTGGTTTTCTGTAATGTCAAATTCCCCATGACCGGAGAAAAATATCAGGCAACGGTTGTAATGGATGGGGCGAAAATCGGGGCCGGAGCGGTGATTCTTCCCGGTATTACAATCGGAGAAGACGCTGTTGTCGGGGCCGGAGCGGTTGTTACCAAGAGTGTTGGTTCGTGGGAAACGGTAGTTGGGAACCCGGCCAGGGTTCAGGGTGAAGATTAATGAAAGTATCGGCCTGTTTAATGGTTAAAAATGAATCTGAAACGCTCCCGCGATGCCTTGAATCTATCAAGTGGGTTGATGAAATCATTATTGTTGACACCGGGTCAACAGACAATACGATTGAAATAGCCAAATCATACAAGGCAAAAGTGTACGAGCATCCGTGGGAGAATGATTTTAGTAAGCATCGAAACCAGTCAATCGGTTATGCAACCGGAGACTGGATACTAATTATCGATGCCGACGAAGAAATTGAGGAAAAGATTGACCCGAAAGAGTTCAAGTCAAGACTAAAGATGGTCCATTTAACCATATCGGCCCTGGTTGTGACCGTTTCCGAGGTCAGCGATAAACGCAAGACGACGTCTTGGTTGGGAATGCGGTTCTTTCGGAGGGCAAGCGGAATCCATTATAAGAATGCGGTTCACAACAAAGCGATATTTGGAGGCGGGTGCGCGGCAACCGATATCCACTTTATCCATTACGGTTATTCGCTTGATCCTGTAAAGATGGCGGCAAAGCGCAAGCGAACCGAAACCCTGTTAAAAGAACGCCTGGCCATGGACGAAACCGACTTTATCGCTATGTACTACCTGGTTCAACTCTATATCGGAGAGAAGGATTATGACAAAGCCGAAGAATACGGGCTGAAATTTTTCAATTCGGTGTCAATTCTTCCGACAGACTTTCAATACTTAGGGGTCATGTATTTTTATACGGGCTGGATATATCTTCACAAGAGGGACGGCAGCAAGGCTTATGCCTGGACAAAAAAAGGGCTAGAATTTTTTCCTGACGATCTAGACCTTAATTATCAGATGGCCCGCATCGGATGGGAAAGCATGAACGAAGAACTTCTTAAAACCCATTCGGATAAATATTTTAAGTTTTTGCCAAAGATTAGGAATCGGGGCAGGGCGCTGGATTCAGAAACTTTCATTAACGCCGTAAACCCGGATGATTGGTTTAACCGGACGGTTTACACGGTCGATATTTCTGCCGAAATTGCCATGAGAAAATACTTGGAGGCCGCTTGATAAAAGGAAATAAATTCGTTGTCACTGGTGGCGCAGGGTTTATCGGTTCGCATATCTGCGAAGAACTCGTCAAACAAGGCAAGGAAGTTGTCTGCCTCGACAACGATATCAAAAAAAACGTTATCAAGGGTGTGACCTTAAAGCGGTGCGATACGTCTTACAACCCGATGACAAAGACCTTTAAGGGGTCTGATGTCATATTTCATAACGCAGCATCCAAGTTCACTGTTTGTATGAATAATCCTTATCGTGACTTGGTTGTAAATGCCTACGGATCGTTTAAGGTGTTCAGGGCTGCCGAAAAAGTAGGGGCTAAGGTAGTTCATGCCTCCACTGGGTCGGTTTACGGTGACTGTGACAGACAAACAGAGGATAATACCTATGCCCCGAAGTCATATTATGGAGTGTCAAAGCTCGCCGGAGAGCAATATTTACGGTGCTTTCCTGGACTTAAATGGGTTGGGCTCCGCTATTTTCACGTTTACGGCCCTCGACAAGACGACGCTCCTGATAGGGGTGGGGTTATCCCCGTTTTCATTCGGCATCTGCTTCGAGGCGAACCGATTACGGTATACGGCGACGGAGAACAGGTGAGATCGTTCACTTATGTCAAGGATGTTGTCAGGGTGAACCTGGTGGCCGCTGCTTTAGACGGGATGAATGGACAATACTATAACGTAGCCTCCGGGATAAAGGTTTCGCTAAATACGCTCATAGACGTACTTGCATCGATCCTGGGCGTAACCCAGAAGGTGGAATACAAGCCAGAAAGGCCCGGAGATATTAAAAGCTTTGACGTTGACAACACAAAAATAACCAAACTCATGGTTGAACCGTGGACAAATTTCAGGGACGGATTAAAAGAAACGGTTGAATATTATGCCAATTCGTAAACACGAACCCCTATCAGAAGAAGAAATGAATTGGATCAGCCCGCAGAATACCATCTGTGAAACGATACGGGGTATTTATTATTCAACCCAAGATCCGGGTATCCGGTTAAAGTGCCGTGAGGCTACGGCTATGGCAAAGGCCATGACTAAAAAACTCACGGAATACAAACGAAACTGGCAATCAGGGTTCTTTGACGATAACGATAATTATCCGATCAATAAAAACCGAAAGCCGATTGACGTTCTCTTTCTCTGTTGGGATGACAATGCCAATACCGGTTATCGGTTTTGGATGTGCGCGAAATATTTAGGGTTAAACGCGGTGATGTTTAAGGGCAAACAACATGATTTTGGGTATCCGGCCCAGGCACCACTACACCCCAGCCTGTCGAGCCTCCCGATATGCGCGGCCCCTGTTACGGTGATGGCACCAGGGCTGGAATCTTTAATAAATAATTCTCACGTTATACACATGATCGCCTCAACCTACCCCATGGCGGCGGTGAATTGGGCGAAAAAGAACGTAGTGGTTCAACATGGCGGTACGGTTTACCGGCAGAACCCAGGTGCGTGTAACAGCCTATTCAATCAGTTCGCCAAAAAGACGGTCATTCAGTGCCCGGACCTGATGGGGTTGGGTGCGGTGAATGAAAAATGGATTTATTACCCGGTGGACACGGTAAATATCAAACCCGACTTCAGGAAGAAGGGTGAAAAGATTATCGTCGGTCACTTTCCGAGCAATCCTATTGTCAAGGGAACGGCAGAAATTGAAATGGTGATAAGGCGGCTGATCACAGAAGGGTTTCCGGTTGAGTATGTTGGATCGACAAAAAGGGTATTGTGGTTGGAAAATCTTCAGCGCATGGCTCAATGCGATATTATTATCGAGGGATGCAACGCCTATCAGGGCGACAAGGTGTATGGAGAATGGGGCAATACCGCTCTTGAAGCGTCCGCCCTGGGGTGTGCGGTCATCACTCATTGTCTGAGTAAGGATAAATATGAAAAAGAATTTGGTGAACTTGGCCCGATAATTGCGAACAATCCGGGGGAACTTAAAAGCGTTCTGTTGAAAACACACGATTGGACATTTCAAAAGAAACGATGCCGAAAATGGGTTATAAATAATCATTCAATACCAGCCACGGCAAACAGACTTTGGGACTTGGTGTATAAGGACTTTTTTTGACAAAAACCGAGCTTTTTCGTTTACCGGGTACGACAACCCGGGAATTGACCGACACCTCCGGTCGTAAAATAAAGCGGTGGGCCAAAACGGCCAACGTCAACCCGATACGATAACCGGGAAAGGAGAAACAACATGAGCAAAGAAGCAGCAAAAGCGGAAGACAAAGGCACAGTGAAAAACCCCGAAACCGAACTTAAGGGAGCGGAGGTTCGAGACAACATCGAAACTCACAACGAAGGTGTAACCTTTGAACCCCTGTTTGGAAACGAGGCTGTAACCGACTACCAACTGAAAGGCGAAGACGATCCCGGAGAAAAAACGGCTGACCCGGAGCCGAAAGACGACGACGCCAAAAAGAAATCCAAGGAAGCAGAAGAAAAAAAGACGGACGAACAAAAAGAGGCGGAATTAAAAAGCGACCCCGATGCCAAAGAGAAAGCAAATGCCGACGCCAAAGCAAAGGAAGAAGCCGAAAAGGGGAAAGACGGAAAACCTGAACTACCGAAGGAAATAGTCGAGAACCTATCGAAAAAGGAAGAGCATATTGCCGGGTTGACGACAGCGGTAAAGCAGGAGCGTGACCTTGTAAAGCGGTTGCGGCATGAAAATCAGCGGTTATTTGCTGAAAACCAAACCCTGAAGTCCCCGAAAGCGTCTGCCGACAAGGAAGCGGAAAAGTTCAAGGAATTTAAGGTTCTGTCAGACGAGGAATACGAATCTCTCTTGGACGAAGACCCGGACGGAGCTGCCAAATACCTGTATCGGTATAACAAATACCGAGATTGGCAGGATGGTATTCATAAAAGGCAGTTGTCCGAACACCAGGCCCAGTCCGCAGAGCGCGAGATTGTGGGTTATGGGTTGCAGGAGCTTGAAAGGGTTCTTCCTGGGATTACGCAGGGCAGGAGCGATTTAGCAGGAAAGCTAACGGAATTTGCCGTTCAAGCCGGGGTTGATACGAACGTTTTAGCGGTTTTGTCTGATCCTAGAACAAAGATAGTCACAATAGATGGTGAAAATCTTCTGATGGGAGACGGTGCCGCCCAATTCGTCCAACTTATTAAATCGTCCTACGAAAAGGTTTCCAATGTGCCGGACGTAAAAGTTCTCCGCACCGAAATTGAAGCAGAATTGCGGCCTAAAATAGAGGCCGAAGTTCAAAAGAAATTGATTGATAAACTCAAAAAAGATCCCTCTGGCGATTTTCGCTCGCTTGACCAACTGGCCGGAAGCGGCAGCAAGGATGTGAAACCGGTAACGGGTGCAATTTCAGAACAGGCATACGCCAACATGAGCGAGGCCGAACAACGGGCAGCGTTAGGCGGGTAATAAATTAATGCTGGGGGAGAAAGGAATATAAAGTTATGGCAGCAACAGAATTTGCCCTAAATGACGGACTTGCCGTACAGCGTTGGTCCGCATCGCTGGCGGTGGAGGCGGAAAAACTTCAGTATTTCCGCAAGTTCATGGGAACTACCCCAGACAATTTAATCATTGTCAAAACCGAACTTGGAAAAAAGGCCGGCGAAAAAATCACATTTGGCCTTCGCATGAAGCTCGAAGGTGATGGTATCGAAGGCGACAACATCATCGAGGGGACCAGTGCGGAAACCGCCCTAGACTTCTACAACGATTATGTTTTTGTAGACCAGAGACGAAAGGGAACCAAGAGCAAGGGTAAAATGTCCGAACAGCGAGTCCCCTACAACATGCGGAAAGAGGGCCGGGACGCCCTAGCGATCTGGTGGGCGGAAGATTACGACGAACAGATTATGATGTATTTGGCTGGGCACAGGGGCGCTGATACAAGTTTTCATACTCCTCTGGGATACACCGGACGGGCGAGCAAC